CGCTTTCTCCTCACGGAGGTCACCGAGTCAATGCTCGAAAGAGTTACACTCTTAGGTGGCTGTTTTCCAACAGGAGTCAACTATGTTGACTATTTGTGTAGTCCATGGTGATTTATTCACCATCTGATTCTGCATCAGAATCGAGAACATTTTCTTTGAAAATGTTCCACAGCAGATTACCTGCTATCCTTGATCCTACAAGATGATGTAAATGTAGGACAAATTTGGTGACTGGGTCACCCATCAATACACCCCTAGAGGTGTAAAATTTCTCGGTCGGGACGCCATCCCGATCAAGAGTCTCCACTTGACGTGGAGCAGTCAATGCGAAAAGCATTGTTTCTCTGTACCATTTCGGTACTCCTAACCGGAAGCACATCCGGTTTAACATCGCTCCAGCGATGAGAGGGTCACAGTAATCTGTGGCCGATTCCCAGTCGGTGCTAACGACTGAGCTTTCTATATCTTCATTGAAGATAAAACTCGCACTAGGGTTCTTGTGCGAAAGGCGCTTGAAGAAATTCCAAGCGTGGTTGGCGGCACCAATACCGCTTTCACTTGAGGGAAAGACCCTCAAAATCTCCAGTCCCATATGTGAGAATGGATGTAATAGCAACGCATGTTGCAGTGTTGAGACCGTTATGGTCCGATATTTCCCCAGTTCAGCGACTAGGGATATTCTACAACTCATGGAGTTGTTTTCGTAGACCTTTGAACGGTCTATAAATCTCCCACATGCCCAGTGGAAGAGCCTCTCCCCGATTGGGGAGTCAGTAGTCAGGATCACTCCTGACGGTTTACCTGTATGCAGGTTTATTTCCGAAATCTCCGGATTTGTTTGGAGTACGGCTCGCGCCCTCTCCAATTTACCTCCCACATTTGAGGAGGTGAAGAATTCTCCAGAATCGGAGAGTGAAATCTTAGATTTCTTCATAACAGTTTCAAAGAACTGTTCTCTTTGCTCGCCTGTTCCCAGACGAGTTAGAAGATCACCGTAAAGGTGATCAGTGGCCTCGGCAAGAGGCCCTTTGATCTGTTCGTACAGATCTCGACTCGCTGGAGTCGTTAGAATAGCCTTTGTTTTGGCTATCGTTCGGTCGTAAACGACCGGCGGGGGAACCCCCGACGCTCTTGTCTGAGACAAGATCATCACCTGTAGGTGAGATAGGGGAGTTTTCCCCTGTACGAGTGAGCAAGCCACTCGAATTGCCGAGAGTTCTCTCGGAACATGAACCTGTGAAAGGTTCTGAGTAGGGTTGAAACCCTTCTCCTTAATGTCCCCACGTAGGGACTTTATCTTCTCGAAGATAGTGACCCGGTTTGGGTCAGATTCCTTGAAATAATCATCAAGGAGATTGGCAATTAAGCCAGCTTGGATCTGATCGATCCTCTTCCAACTTTGAAAGTCGGAGCTACCTGGGAAAGCCAGGGTTACTTGCATAAGCAAGCCATCTACCGTAGCAAGAATGTTACGGAGCTTTTGGACTGCGGAATGTACAACCGCATGGTCCTTTATGAACCCAAAGGGTTCTCTGCCTTCGGCAGTTTTCATTCCCGCTAATAGGCGGGAAATTTTCCGCTGCGAAGCGGATTCTCTGTATTTCTTGTGCTTACAGAGAAGCCGGAACCAATAGGTTCCTCTTTTTAGAACTTTCAATGCAGTTCTAACGTTGGGTAACCTATCAAAAGGTACCCGGTTTTTGAGATCTGTGATCTCTCTAGGGAGTAAACACTCCCATAGGTTATCGGCGTTGTGACAAACACCGAGGCTTGGGCATTCAGCAGTGCCCAATAGATTGTTCGCAGTGAACAATCGATTGACTGAGAAAAAGGATCTATGCCTTTTTCCATTTTCTACACACTTGCAAAGGTGTGTACCATAGTGCCCATATCTGAGCACAGATGTCCCCGGAAAGGACTTGAGGGATACAACATCCCTATTATGATCCCAAGGATCAAGCGTGCCTGCTGGCATCACATCGTAAGATGATTCAGGCATTTATTGTCTTAAAACTCTCGAAAGAGAAAAGCCAG